GACCGGAAAATCCATTCACGGATCTCTCGTATGCCCAATCGAGCACTTGCATTATCTTTTCTTGACTTATCAGTTCCATTTTTAGTCTCGCCGCTCACTTGATGGCCATATGATGCCACACCTTTTCGATCGACTGCGCCCATCGCCTTGAACAAACTTAGTCCGCTGCATCCGTTGCCTTCACTTGAGAAGTTGATTGAACGCGATTGGCCGTATGCGGATCTTGCGAGAGTCTTCTTCGGGGTAGGAAGCGGCCACACAGGTGAGCCAGATCATTGCCGGCTGTCTGCGGTTTGATGCCACCGTCTGCGGGGCCATACGCCATAGGGCATAGTCCACCAGCACCTGCTGGCTGGTGTCGGAGTCGACCACCTCCCCGAGATAACTGTTCTTGATAGCCAGGAAGGTCTCCGCTTCGTCTTACCCATCGGCTGGGCTTTATAAGCTTCTACCAGGTAGCGATCAATCATGTCCTTGATTGCGTGCCCTTCACGGTTGGCCAGCTCGATGGCACCAGGCAGTGCCAACTCTGTCTGTCGCTTCGCCCAGGCCTGCGCTGCCTGCTAACGGGCGAACGTCTGGGCTTCTTGGTAGACTAGGACACCCTTTTTCTTGAGGCGGATCTGGACGGTATAGCTCACCGTTCCACCGGCCTTTTTCCTTGTTCTAATCGTTGCCAAGATTTCCGGTGGTACAAGCGTGGCTGGCGGTGGTACTTCGTACCAACTGTCACACCAAAAACGCCTAACACGCCGAAAAAATGGTACAAAATGCGTAGACCAGAATGCCCCTAGAATCAGCCTCAAAGCCAGAAACCACGCGCCCTGAGCCGTCACGCCGCTTCAGCGTTGCACCTATGATGGATTGGGAATACTTTTCCTGAAATCCTTAATTTACTAGGCACTCAGCGCGACATTCCTCAATCCGTACCATTTTTGTACCAACCACCTCTTCCACCATTATCATGCTGGGCACATCCTCCTGCCCATTGTTCACCCTACCCTTTTGACAAGACGATCTGACGAGAACCGATCCTGGAGAGTAACCGGGCCGGGCCGGCCTTCTTACGCCAGCGCTTCCTGACTGAGAAGACCTAAGCCTGAGGCCAAACCATCAGCCGCTACTACCACAATGGGGAATAGCTAGCGCTTCACTGGCATCGGCGGATCCTCATTCACTACCGATCCAGGCGCCATGACTCGAAGTCGGGGAAAAACCCCACTTTCACGTCCCCATTCAAAAACTTTCATAAAGGCTTCAAGAAATGCCTCATCACCGAGCAAAAAACGAGTGTATTGATGCAGCTCACTATATGAGAGCGCGATAGTTGGCACCCCCTTTGACTCATACACATCCAAAAGTACTGGAGTGTACTCATCGTAGCTATCATTAAATAGCTCCTTCATAACAACCAAGCCATACACCCCACGTCCTTCCAAATCAACCTTGACCTCATCATCTCCCATTAAAAACACAGCTGGTTTTTTGCGCCCCAGATAGAGGGCAGCTCCCTTCACCTGTGCCGCGCCCTTCCTCAAAGCCTTTAAGGCAGTAGATTTTTTTCGATCTATAGATTGATTCACCACCCTCTCTAGATTCGGGCTATCTTTAGCCTGAACAATAAATACGTTCTTCGGCGTCACCACCAAAATATCTGCCACCTCTTCACGATCGTAGTATCGTTTGGGGGAATGGTAGATCTCCTCGGCTGCGAACGTTCGCTGCAGCAATGCGATTATCTCCTGCTCCTGAAAGATCCCAGGCTCTTCACGCTCAAGCTCGAAGTGACTGACTGGGGGGCTACCGTGATATTGGTGGCTTTCGTCACGCATATCCGCAAAAACGATGTTTTCAGGGTAAAGAGGCTCTAGGAGGTCAACTTTAATGGCGCGATCATCGTCGCTCTTCCGAGAATAACTAAACCACTCTGACAGAAAATTCAGTATTGCGCTCTGATTAAGTCCAACCACGCTGGGCATTACAGCGTCCTGCAGCAGACTTCTATGAGCGCCTGATGACGCAAGCTGCGCCCTGTATCCAAGTACCTCTCGCCCAAGCTCGTCAAAAAAATGTATATTTACTTCCCTTGACAGAAAAACTTGACAGAATTCATAGGCAAACAGCTCCTTCACTAGCGCCCCGCCAAGAATCAAGGGATGCTGCTCATCATCGAAGAAGGCAGCCATAAAGCCGACCGAATCAACCCCGCACAGGTCGTAAGGCACCAGATGCACGACAAACTTCTTTTTAAGTTTTGCCGCCAATATCAACTCCTTATTAGCCTTCACAACCAAACGCGGCAAAGAGTCCCCTTTAAATATCAACGGCAGCAGACCAATTGGCAATTCATGGACATACTGCATAACAGCAGGGTGAGTGATTGAAAGCATGCTGTACTTCCTTGAGCGGGGCCAGGACTCCAAAGAGCACGATTCTAGCCCAACCCAGGAATTCTAGCGGTACCCATCACACACCAATTGTGCTGTAGCAAGAACAAGAAAAGGCACCAAAGCCCCACAGCTTCAGGGCCTGGCGCCTTTTTCTCATTCTGGCATCAGCATGCACGCGATCATAGAGTGGCATTGAACGGCGTATGGTTTGCTCCATTCTTGCCCGAAAAAAAATCTGAGCCACGCCCACGAAGGCTGAGCTGTATACGCAGTGAGTCAGCGTCGACCAGGAATAGGGATTTGAACCCGCCCGACAATCTCAATAGGCCGCAGCAGGCCAGTAAAGCCGGGCACTATGGCACCTGAGGATGGCTCATTAGGCCTGAGACGCCCTAGGATCTGCCCTAAATATGCCCTAAGCACGATCGAACCCGGAGCATGCTAATGGATGAACACGCCTCGACCACTGCCGACACTCTTGAGCTGTTGCTGCTGAACCTAGTTGCCATGAGAGCAGCGCTGGAGTAGCTCTCACTCTGGGTTAGCCAACGCGGCTCAGCGAATATCCATGAGAATGTTATGACCGCCCTGATGACACTCAATGTTCACGCTAATGAGTCAGCTAGTCCTAGGCACCGAGGCCGCGCTGAGCCGGCAGTCCGAGAGTATTGGCTCGCGAGTATGATATGTACGACCAGACATGTTGGATAGCTAGTACCACACCAAAAATTTCAATGCCTGTCCCTCATACGATTGTATCCGGGCGTGAGGTGTCCCCCATAACTGCGCTTGATTCGCCTAAATTTATCAGTTTTGGTTCCGCTAAGACCCGGTTCAGAAAGGCTCACTACCTCCACCGGGAGCTCGCTCAACATGCTGACTCGTCGAACGGCTTCGCTGCCTCACCCCGCCTCCTCGGTTGATGGACAAATTTTAACCTCCGTGTCACGCTCCGCAGACCGGAAAATTTCATCATCAGCCAACTCTGGTCCAAACCAATGAAATTCGAAAGTTTAAAAATTCACAACTGGCGTCAATTTTCAGATGTGAACGTTGAATTCCACCCTAAAATGACTATTTTAACCGGTGCGAATGGCGCGGGAAAAACGACGCTCCTCAGAATCCTAGCGCAGCATTTTGGATGGAATCACCTTCTGCTAGGCACACCAGTTAGAGCCCATGGAAAAACCTCTTTTGTATATAAGACTGATTTTTTCGCCAAATCACCCAGTCAGAATTTGCACCCACACCTACACCCCGTGGGCAAACTAAAATACAGCAACGGGGTTGACGGTAACATATATATACCAGCAGCTGATTCAGCCCAGTATACAACGCACATCGAGAATCAGCAGCAACTCTTCGGCTTAAGCATAAACTCGCACCGCCCAGTCCAAGCATACCAAACCATTACGTCCATCCCAACAACCGCTATAACCGCCGAACAAGCTTTCAACAGCTACAACTCCGAGCTACAAACCAAATTCATGAATGGGTACAGTCAGTATTCTACTGTATTCAGAATGAAAGAAACACTGATCTCAATGGCAATGTTTGGCGCAGGCAATGAATACGTTCAGAAAAACGAAGAGCTGGCGGTGCTATTTAATAGCTTTAAAGCCGTACTAGCTGAAGTTCTCCCACCCTCAATCGGCTTTATTGATATAAATGTCCGCATACCAGATGTAGTGTTAGTCACCAAGACCGGTGACTTCATGATTGATGCCGCATCAGGCGGCTTAATGTCACTCCTTGACCTAGCATGGCAGATATTCCTTTATTCAATAAATAAGACGGAATTTACGGTCCTTCTGGATGAACCTGAAAACCATCTCCACCCCTCAATGCAAAGGACTTTGCTTTCCCGACTCACAGCCGCCTTCCCGAACGCTCAATTCATAATAGCCACCCATAGCCCCTTCATGGTGTCTTCGGTGAGAGATAGTACCGTGTACGCGTTACATTATGTCAATGAGGGCATAGAATCAGCCACCCCCGAATTCAGTAACTCCAAAGTCCGTTCAGTCAGACTTAATCTAGATTCCCGCGCAGCTACCGCCAATGAAATTCTTCGAGATGTATTGGGGGTGCCCGTCTCTCTGCCGCAGTGGGCAGAAAATGACTTACGCACGATCACCTCTAGCTTCACAGCACAATCCATTACCGCAGAAGGGATCGCACGTTTAAGGCAAGATTTGGAAAATGCTGGTCTCAGCGAGTATTACCCTGAGGCACTCAAGATGGCAGCGGACCGCCAACCATGATAAAACTCACAAAGCTCGCAGAACCTCAAGTACTAATAGACAATTCCGTCAAATGGACGAAAACTGTCGTCGAAAAAAAACAGAATGGCTTAAAGCCCACGGCATCGGAAAATTCCCGATATCGTCACAAAGATATTAAAGCCAGACTTGAAGAAGAAACAAGTGGCAAATGCGCATATTGCGAAAGCAAACTAAAGCACATTCACCACGGAGACGTAGAGCACATCCACCCTAAATCTCTTGATCCTTCCAAACAGTTCGAATGGTCAAACCTCACCCTTGCTTGCGAAATATGTAACCAAAATAAATCGAATCATGACCCAGCTCTAAATCACATTATAGACCCATATGTGATAGATCCTTGCAACCACATACACTTTGCAGGAGGAATAGCCTATCCGCTTGGCACAACAAAAGGTATCTCCAGCATCACTATGCTTGACTTAAACCGCACCACATTGATTGAGATGAGAAATGAAACAGTAAAAAAAGTCATGAGTATTTTCGACACCATACTGCGCGAAGATTTGCCTATTCTGGCAAAAAAGGCAATCTATGATGACTTGCTCCGCAATGAGTATTCAGATAAGTGTCAATATTCGGCGGTTGCTAAAAGTACAATCGACGCCATGAAGCATCGACTGCCAAGGGATCTCACAAGCTCCACATAGAATCGCATTGCGCGCCGCTCCTGCCCCCGGAGCGGCAATCCAGCAAAGCGGATCTGGTGGCTCCTAACTGCACCTCCTCACTCACACTTCCGTCCTAGCGATAGCGCAGGCCCAGGTGGCCTAGGATCCTCATAACGGTTAGGCAGTAAGTTTTCTCCCACACTGTTCATCCGCACAGTGCCGAGGATTCGACGTGTCAGATGATCTTATCAGCCGGCAGCCGATCCGATTAGCTCAGGACGACGAGCACCTTGAAATTATTGGTTGGTGCATGGACAACCTGCCGGACGGTTATCAGTGCGCTCACTGCGCGCCGGCTAGAGGGCGCCTGGGCTGGAGTGTTGAAGCACTTTCTTTAAGATCTGGCGTCTCCAGGAAAGCGATTAGAAGCGTCGAGAACGGAGCAGAGCTCCGCGCCGTTACGATGCAAGCTCGGGCAAACGCCCAAGGGGTCTGTCTCGGTCTTGATATGGGACACGTGCTCGCTCACGCCGACATCGAACGCGTAAAGATTATTGTCGGAGGTCGCCAGCCAGCGGTTAGCCGAGCTGGCCTGCGACGCGCAGCCATAACTGACCCGACTTCTCCATGCTGCAGGAGGTTAGAACAAACCACCAAGCGAGGCAGGCTGCCAGTTCATGATCACCAGCTCGCCGGTCACATCCGCCTTGCCTTGGCGCTGATTCGTGTTGCTGTAGCGAATATCCAGGCACTCGAAATGAAACCCATCGAAGGCACGCCGGATGTCAGGATGGTCGTTGATGCTAACCATCACCCTGCCTTTGCACCGGCCCATGAAGTCGGCCATTCGCTCGTACTGCTCGAAAGGGAAGTCCACGCCATAGCCGGCGGTCTGCCAGTAAGGCGGGTCCATGTAGAAGAACGTGTGCGCTCGATCATAACGCTCGGCGCAGTCAAGCCACGAAAGATTCTCGACGTAGGTGCCGGCGAGGCGCTGCCATGCCGCGGATAGGTTTTCTTCAATGCGCAGCAAGTTAATAGCCGGCCCAGTGGTTGCGGTACCGAACGTCTGTCCAGTGACCTTGCCGCCGAACGCGTGCTGTTGCAGGTAGAAGAACCGGGCAGCACGCTGGATGTCGGTCAGGGTTTCAGGGCGCGTCATCTTCTGCCACTCGAAGACCTGCCGGGAACTGAGCGCCCATTTGAACTGGCGCACGAACTCCTCCAGGTGGTTCTGTACAACGCGGTAAAGGGTGACCAGGTCACCGTTAAGATCGTTTAGCACCTCCACCGGGGCGGGCTGGGGACGCATGAAGAACAACGCGGCCCCGCCGGCGAAGACTTCGACATAGCATTCATGAGGGGGAAAGAGGGGGATCAAGCGGTCGGCCAGGCGGCGTTTGCCACCCATCCAGGGGATGATAGGAGAGGTCATAGGTATGCAAGTTTTTACTGTATAGATAAACAGGTGTTAGGCTCGCGGCGCTTTGTGCACAAGGCAGAGGCCACGGCTGGACTTGCAGGAAGGGTCTGCGGGTTCGGCGGGCCGGGCTGGATGTTGACGCATCCTCCTGGCTCGCCTCTTTTTACTTGGTGACTTCGCGCACGTAGGCCTGACAGGCCTGCAGTGCAATCAGTCCCCGGTCGCCGTCGTCCGTGATGGCGATAACTCGTTGAGCATGCGCTGGGTCAAGTTGGGCGCGTACGGCGCCATGTACCAAGCCTCCGGTGCCGGCGGTTTCTCGCACCCCACCGTCACAACCCGGGGTGGCAAAGGCTCCGGCGTCGACAAGGACTGACAACCGCAGATCAGCGGTAGCAAGCCGGTCACGCAGGCGAGCTTGAGTTTTTTGAGCATCGTTCATCTCCTGCCAATGTGTTTTGCCCTGCTCCTGCAGGCGAACGTCCAGGGCTTGTCGCTGGGTCTGCTGCTCCGCCAGCTGCTCCAGGGCTGCAGCTGCAGCCTCTTCACGCTCGCGGCCGTAGGCTCGATCCTTGTCGGCCAACTGCTCAATGTAATCAGCCGCCTGATCAGCAAGCTGCCGACCGTACTCGCTGGCCTGCCAAACCCAGGCGCCACGGCCGCCGGCATAGAGCCCGACCGCAGCGGCCAACAAGGCGATACGCCAATTCAGCGACATTACTGCAGCACCTCAAGCGCCCGCTTGTAGAGCGTCTGGCGATCTTTCAAACCATTCAGTCCGCCATTGATGCGGCGGGTGATCGACTCGAAAACCAAGTCATCGGCCTGCAAAACCTTGTCAGCCAGGGTATTAAGCCCCGCCCGCTGCCAGAACCAACCGGCCGACAGCGAGGCGTAGACGGGCTGCTCCAGCAGGTCGGGAGTGTTGAGCAAGCGGCTGTCACCGAACAGCGCTTCGCTGCAGGCCTCGTAGTTGTCGCGGCCTGTGATCTGGATAAGCCCACGGCCACGGTACCGCTGACCATCGCCATCAGCCGCCGGGGTGTTGCCGAGGCGCTGCGCCAAGCGGCCGGTGTCGTACTTGGCCAAGTAGGCATCGTTACCGAGCTCACGCACATACAGCAGCTGGCCAGACTCATGGCCGACCTGGGCAAGGAACGCCGCCATGCGCTTTGGCGTAATGATTGAGTACTTGCCCATTGTCGCGTTGAGGCCAGGAACAAAAACGCCGGCTTTGCGGCCGGCGTTGGGGAGGATCTGTTGCAGTTGTTGAACTGATATTGCCATTGGTGCCTCCAGTGATGGCCTAAAGCGGCCAAGGGAATTAGAGCTGCTCAACCTTGAGCGGCTTTTCGACTTTCTTTTTCTTGCCCGAGGCCTTGGCCTTGCCCTTCTTGCCGCCGTTGCATTCCACCGTCGTGCTCCACCCGGATTGCGTAAACACCTGCTCGACACTTTCCACTAGGTACTCGCCATCGAGGCCGACCTTGAAGCCTTGGGCGTTGATCGTGCATTCGGCGAACAGGTCATGCCGCCCTGCCATTTCAAGGCGCACGCCGGCGGTGCTGCGGTTGAACGCCGCCAGCCGCGCTTTGGCGGCCTGCTCGGCAGCGGTTTTGTTGGGGTAGATGTGGCGGTCGGTATGCACCGGGGGCAGACCGTCGGGCGACTCGTCGTTGCCCAGCTCAACTACTTTCATGGCCCCGGTCTTCTGGTCTTGGTGCTGGGTCTTCACTGCCTTTTGCGTACTGCGGTCACCCAGGCGGAACTGGTACCGGGAAACGGCCGTCTTGTTGATGGTGATGACCTGCAGGGATTTGCCCGAGGTACTCTTGCCGCCCTGCCGAGGCATCACCAACAGCTTGCCATCGGCCACCTTGGCGGTGCTGTCGTACTGCCGGGCCAGGCGCGTGACAAAGTTAAAATCCGACTCGTTGCGCTGGTCGACGCGCTCGACCTTTGTGGTGACCGGGCACACTGGCTCCCAGCCATTGCGCTTGGCAATCTCGTTGACGATCTGCGACACCGGCACGTTTTCCCAGCTGCCGCTGCGCACAGTCTTGCCGCTGCCGCGCATATCGCTGGCCTTGCCGCGAATGGTCAATTCGTCCGGCGGCCCGCTCAGTTGCACCTCATCAACCGTGAAAGCGCCCATGCGCTTCAGGGGCTGACCCTCATAGCCCAACAGCACCTCCACCCGGCCGCCGCGGCAGGCAGCGCGACAGCCAGGTCACGGTCGTCAATGCGCAACTCGGACTCATCCGACTCCATGCCGTGCTTGTCCGAGATACGCAGAAGCATAAGGCGGTCATTGATCAGCGGGGTAATGTCTTTATTATCCGCAACTAGCCGATAAGTAGGCTTCATAGCCACTCCAAATTAAACCCCGCCTATGGAAATCTAGGAGCAACCCCATTTGAAGGGGCAGCACGAGCCCCTCAAACAAGAAAATAAATCCAGAAGAAATAGATTAGCACCGCCAATTACAACGGTGCTTTCACCATAGCAGAACCAATCAAATACCGATCAGACTCTAGAGAGCATAACTGTGACCGATAAAAACCAGCCAACCCACTCGATTCTACCTAGACGGCCTCAAGAACCAGCTCTTAGAAAAGCACTTGCTTTAGCTCTATTAAGCTTCTTCATGACCTTCAACCTTTGACCCCAGCGACTTCTAACCTCCAAGTCACTGGTCACAGGCTCGTACAGGGAATGCAAATAAATCTGCAGCGCATAAACTTGCGCGATAAGCGACCCAGCCGACCTGCATTCAGAGCCCTGAATATTATCAAACTCTATGAGTGAGTGCTCGTCATCTACTCGCGACACATGACTATTGAACTGCCGAAAAATTTTTCCAACTCCAGACTCAGCACCATGGAGAGTATTTTCAAGGAAAAACTGCTCACTCAGGAGTTCCTTACCCAGAAAATCAGAGTCTTGCCCATCCTCATCGACTGCAGCTTGCATTATTGGTTGAAACAGGAGCACCGAAGGTTTATGAAGCTGAAATTTAAATAACGGAAATTTAATTTTTTTTGTAGCCTTGAATGTTCCCAATTTAACGCGAGCACGGTCCTCTCCATCCAAAAGCAATTGCATGCTGATAGGATAAGGGAAACCACAGCGCGCAGAAAATATGTAATCACTCGAGCAATTCATGATAAAAACATTATTAATCCTCAGCCCAAAAGCAGATGGCGCCCCATGAAAAGCAAGGGTCTCTACTCCATACGCATTCAGCCCCTGTGCATCCCCCTGCATAGGATATACGGCAAGTAATCGATCCTTCTTCCGCACTCGAGAATTAATAAAAAAAGATGGCTTGATATCAGTTGGATTACCCATTATCAAATGATAATTCAACCACAGCCCTACACGAACCTTGTCAAGCCAATCCAACAGAACGGCATATTTATGAGCGGGAAGAGGCTGACGCTCAAGAATTGACTCTATTATGGGTCGCACCTGCCCTTCAAGAACAGCGTACTCGTTATTACATGACTCGCAAGCAGGAGTTACCAATGACTTCCAGCTAAAAGAAATCTCTTTCTCACCTTTATAGTGATACCCCATGCTCACAACTCTATTAGGATCACCAGTCATCCTCAATAGCCACTGAGGCAATACATGCTCTCTATTTTTCGACTCCGGGGGTTGCCCACAAAATACACAAAATTTTACATCCGACATTTTGGCTCTTCATAGAACATGACAATGGTGAACTGATGATAGCAATAGAGAAAAAAATGAGCATAGCGTCATCTTTAACTACATGCTCAGTCGAACAGCTGCAGCAGCTCGACCGCCGGCGCCGACAAGTCGGGCAGCTGGATCAGCAGGCCCACGCGGTAAGGCTGCGCCTCTCTGGCCAGATCCGGGTTAGCATCCAGCACCGCCTCGACGGTGCCGTTAAGGTGGCCGTAGTAGTGCTGGCAGATAACATCCAGCAGATCCCCGTCAGACGTTCTGCAGGTCGTTGCCATAGCTCACAAACTCCATAGTAAAGCCTTGTTTTCGTGGGATGCCGCCTGCCAGCAGGTCGCTCTGTTCCTCCTCCACGCTCACCAGGCACCAGTCGCCCAGTACCTCGCCATAGCCCGTCACCAGCTTCAACGCCTGGCCGGCTCCAGTCCCGCTCTGCCCGGACGAACTGAGCAAACTCAACTGCCAAGCCCCAGGACTGCATGCGTAACAGCACCGCCAGCTGAGCCGCAACGAAGGCTGCCACATGCAAACAGTTGGGCTCATCCACCCCAACGATCACACGCGCCTCGAAACGAGCATCTACTGCGGTCTCACCTGTACCACGAGGGCTGCAAGCCCAAGATCAGCACCCTACTTTCAGGCATGTCCTGCACCGGCGCTGCGCCCGGACGCGACCTAGACAACGCAGAGGGCTGTAGGCCCGACCTCAACATCTCTGCTTTGCTGGCAGGTGAACGTGGGAGTTACTCAGTCGCAGGGGAGGTCCTGAAAGAGCGCATTCGCCAGATCACGGTTGAGGGTTACACCACGGAAGGTGATGATCGCTACACGACAGGGCAACTCGCTGACGCGGCCAGCGCCTTCGCCGTATGGGCTTACACCTGGAACATGCCGCCTAAGTGCACGCATATTCCTGCAGGGTGGCCATGGGCTCCAGAAACATGGAAGCCCACATCCCAGCGACAGATGCTGATCAAAGCAGGAGCATTGATCCTGGCCGAGCTGGAGCGCCTAGATCGCATGGAGATAAGCGAATGAACACAGCATTCATGCTGATGGCGCAGTACAACGGATTAGCCATAATTCCTATCGAGAAAGTTTGTGCTGACTATTTCACCCATCTAACACCAGAAATGTTTCTGCGGAAGGTATTCTCAGGCCAGATTAAGCTTCCTATCACACGACTGGAACACAGTCAAAAAAGCGCTAAAGGCATACACCTTACCAACTTTGCACTATATCTAGACCATCAAAGAGAAAGTGCTAAGAACGAATGCCAGCAATTCAACAAACCCCTGAAGGCCAACTAATGACAGAAAGCGGGCGACCAGCACCATGGCCGCCCGCCTTCAGCATTGCATTAGAGGTCAGACCATGAAGCCAGTTTTAATTAGGTACTTAGGCTCGATTTTGTCTTGATACACTTGATGCAAAGTTTCTAACACAAGACGTCCAAACGGTGTAACTTCATAGGCAACATCAATGTAAGATTCAACCTTGCTTGGATCTAACATCATCGTCTGGCGCGTAGCCGTCTTGATCGATCTCTTGCATACCCTGAAGTTGACCAAAATGTCACCCAATGCATGCTCAAAGCTGTGAGGATTTTGGTAGCCATGCATGAAGAGGAATAGATCCAAGTTATCTACCCTCTCAAAAACTCGAGCTATCTCCCTGAAATTTTGTTCACGAATCTCTCTTCTAACCAAACGCTTGAATGCACCAGCAAGCATAATCGCCTTCTGTTCATTCTCTAAGCGATCC